ACACAACAAAAATAGGATAACCCTTTTTGACTTCAGTTTTTAGTTTTTCAATATTCATTATTAAACCCTAGACAATTCGAAATAACAATCAGCAACAATTTGAATGGCTAAATCACCATATCGTTCTCTTACCTTTTCATATACTGTTTCAACATCTTTACCAGAATTAATCAACTTAGTTGCAAAATCTTGCACCTCGGTTCGTAAAATTTGAGTTACTTGAGTATTCATTATGCTGCCGCTTTCATTTCACCATAACAAACATAGTCACGATCCCAACGACCAACATTAATATCGATATAGAAGTCATGATCAAAATAATCAGTCATTGTATCACTATTGTTATAGTAGCCAGTTGACTTAATAGCAGCAAGTAAGTCACCAAAGAAACGTTTGATTGTCGGATCAACCGCATGTTCCTCACACCAGTAAGGATTAACTTGATAATTGCCAGTAGTAGAACGAACCTGCTCACCGTGGCGTTCTGCAATCTCACGATTGTAAGCATTGATGTCGCCGATGAAGTCTAACGGACCTTTAAAGATGTTTACAACAAGTGAACTGTGATGATGTACACCAACAGTAATATCACGACCACTGAAACCATATGATTTAGCAACTGCTTTAACATTTTTAGCGATTTCTTTTTTGCGTTCTTGAGACATATAAGCCATTTGTTAGTCCTTTTCGTTGATTACTTAATTACTATATAGTGATTCGTTATATTTGTCAACCTTTTTTATGATACCTCATAACCTAGTACAGTCTCTACATATCCGTTGCCATACTCACCAGCAATAGCCAATACGATCTGCTCACGTGGTTCAGTATCCATAAGATCGATTTTTGCTATAGCACCACCAATGTCATTCGAATTAATCATCCATTGTACTGATTCAAAATCAGATAAATCATCTTCATATAGATCAGCAAGATCAGTACCTTGAGATTCTACAAAATAACTATAGGTTTGGTTGATAAGTTTCTGAATAGACATAACGGTTCTCTTTCTGTTTAACCAACTTATACATTCTTTATATAGTGATTCGTTCTATTTGTCAAGTCTTTTATGCTACTTTCTTTTCATAAATTGCTTCACCATTGGAGAACACACCAACTTGATCATACTCACCAAAGTTTTCATGAAACTTTTTGGCAATCTTGCTGACCCAAGCTTCTGCTAGTGGATTAACATCATCACCATAGTAACCTTTTTTAGCAACAATCCAAACAGCAGCACACCCACAGTATTCACTAACACCAAAATAAGCAAGTTGATTTTCAGCAATTGCTAGGTCTTCACGGTTCAACCAATTTGGTTGACGATCTGTCCATACGCTGCATTCTTCCATAGAAGGAAAAAGTTCTAGAACTTTTTCTATCATACATTCTTTAAAGAAATCCCAATCATCACCTGCGCGGAATTCATTGAAATTATCGAAGTCAACACAATCATTTTCTTCATTCCAATCATAACCGTGCTCTGATACATCGTAGTACGCAACGATTGCGTCACGTGGTGTAGAAACTGAACGACCCATAGTTATTTCCTCTTCTCGGTGATTACTTAATTAATATAAAATGATTCGTTAGATTTGTCAAGTGTTTTTATTAAAGAATATATAATATGCCTAGAATAACGATAGCACTCATAAGATCAGAAGTAAAAGTAATAAGTGCGTTTTTCACAGTATTTAACATTTTATGTTCCTCGTTTTAACTAACTTATACATTCTTTATAAAGTGATTCGCTAATAATGTCAAGAAAAAAGCGCAACAAAAAATGCTGCGCTTTCAATAGATTAAAAATTAATTTAAATTAAATTATAGTGACATGCCACCAAATGTGTTCTTATCAACATCCTGTTTAACACCACCCACCACATAAGATGAAATCTCTGTTTCTTGTGGTGCAACTTGAACTTCTGCGCCAGCAATCCACTTTTGTGTCCAAGGTAGAGGATTTGCTTGTGGCGTTGTATATGGACATTTTAGACCTACAGCCGTCATACGTTTACAACAAATCCATTCAATATAGTCACTTAACAATTGCGTGTTTAGACCAATCATTGATCCATCTTTGAATAGATAATTTGCCCATGCTTTTTCTTGCTCGACCGCATCAACAAACATTTGAATACATTCTGCTTCAGTTTCTTTGGCAATTTGAATATAGTCTGGATCATCTTTTGGTAGAAGTTTTAGAAGTGTTTGTGTTGAACCCAAATGTAGATTTTCATCACGTGCAATCAACTTAATAATTTTAGCATTCCCTTCCATCTTCTTCAATTCAGCAAATGCCCAACTACAAGCAAATGAAACATAAAAACGAACACCCTCAAGAATATTAACACTCATAAGTGTTTTATAAAGTAGTTTCTTAATTTCATACTTATCAATAACAACTTTATTACCATTGACCGTATGTGTGCCTTCGCCCAATAGATTGAAATATGCTGTCATATCAATCAACTGATCATAGCATTCAGAAATATCATCTGCACATTCCATGATTTCTTCAATATCCATCATGCCATCAAATACTTTTGATGGATCAGAATATACATTACGAATGATGTGCGTGTATGAACGTGAATGGATTGTTTCACTAAATGTCCAAGTTTGGATCCATGCTTCTAGTTCTGGAATAGATACTAGTGGACCAAATGCTTCTACTGGTGCACGACCTTGCACACTATCAAGCAAAATTTGACGCTTTAGATTTGATGTGAAGATATGGCGCTCATGATCTGTAAGATTTTTAAAATCATTTGAATCTTTAGTTACATCAACTTCTTCTGGTCGCCAAAAGAATCCAAGTTGTTTGTCAGTTAGTTTATCAAACTGTTTATACTTCAACATGTCGAAACGTTGAATAGCAACCCCGCCCGCTGGGTCCATGAATGCCAATGCTTTAGTATGATCTGTCTTGTTCTGTGAATTAAATACACTCATTTTATATACCCTTATTTAAATTACGCAACTATCACAATCATCATCATCAACTTGTGATATTGATAGTGGTTCGTCCATTAGTTTGTCAATGTCAATTTCGCCTTGACCATCGTATGTATTGAAGTAATACAATTGCTTGCCACCATATTTATAGAACATAATAAGATGCTGCAACATTGTAGACATTGGAATCTTTTCTTCATCATAAAACACAGGATTATAACTTGTATTTACTGAAATTCCTTGATCAATGTACTTCTGTAGAACTGCTACAATCTTTAGATATCCTTCTGGAGAAGTTTGATCCCATAACAATTCATATTTATTTTTTAGTTTATGTATGCCTGGCACTACTTGTTTTAACACACCGTGTTTAGATTGTTTAATTGATACAAGTGAACGTGGTGGCTCAATGCCATTTGTACTATTACTGATTTGTGCCGAAGTTTCTGCTGGCATAAGAGCCATTAGTGTGGAGTTACGAATACCATATTCTTTCAAATCAGCACGTAGTCCATCCCAATCTTGGCGTTCCTGATGTGTTACTAATTCATCAACATCAATTTTACGAGTATCAATAGGTAGAATACCACTATGATATTTTGTTTCGTTCGAACCGGTACACGCACCTTGTTCTTTGGCAAGTTCAACACTTGCTTTAATCAGATAATAACTCCATGCTTCTGCCCATTCATCAATCATATCCAAGTTTGGATCTGTGTACGTCATATCATTCTTTGCCATCCAATATGCAAAGTTAATAATTCCTACACCAACTGGTCTACGCTTTAATGTAGATAATTCAGCGGCTAGTACTGGATAACGCTGATAATCAAGCAATGCATCAATGCCACGAACTGCTAAACGTCCAACACGTTCAAAATCAGTGAGTGTTTTGATATTACCCCAATTGATTGCTGCTAATGTACATAGTGAAATTTCACCTTCTGGATCATTTAGGTTATTCAGTGGACGAGTTGGTAGATTAATTTCTTGACACAAGTTAGATTGCCGAACTGGAGCAATCTCTTGAATAAATGAACTATGAGTATTAGCATGATCAACATTCATAAGATAGATACGACCAGTATTTTTGCGTTCATTCATAAATGCTGAAAATAGATCACTTGCAGAAATAGATTTTTGTCTGATAGAACTATCGTTTTCAGCAAGTTCATATAACCGTCTAAATTCATCTTGGTTATTGAAGAATGATTCATATAAGCCTGGAACATCTGCAGGCGAAAACAATGTGATGTCACCACCAGTCATTAGACGTTCATACATGCGTTTATTAAACTGTACACTATAATCTAAATGACGGACACGATTATCTTCTGTGCCTTTATTATTTTTTAGAACAAGTAAATCTTCTACTTCTAAGTGCCACAATGGATAGTGCAAAGTAGCAGCGCCGCCACGAACGCCACCCTGTGAACATGATTTCACACTTGCTTGAAACATTTTGTAAAATGGAATAACACCAGTATGTGTAGCATCACCATTTCGGATTGGCGAATTGATAGCACGAATACTACCAGCGCCAATACCGATGCCTGCTTTTTGTGAAACATACTTCACAATCGCACCTGATGTTGCTGTTATTGAATCAAGAGAATCGCCTGTTTCGATAACAACACAACTACTAAATTGACGCTGTGGTGTTCTGACACCAGCCATTACAGGAGTTGGTAAACTAATGTCAAAATTACTCACAGCATCATAGTAGTCTTTTACCCATTTCATACGGGTATCTTTTGGATAGGCAGAGAAAAGAGTTGCAGCGATAAGAACATATGCAACTTGAGGGGTTTCATATAATTGCTTAGTAGCACGATTTTGTGCAAGATATTTACCACGGAATTGTTCCATGCCGACATATGATATATTGAAATCTCTTTCGTGTTTTACAAACGAGTTAATTCTTTCCCATTCATCATCATCATAGGAACCTAATAGTTCAGAATCATAAAATCCATCATTCGTATTTTTCTCTACTATCTCTTTTACATGCCAGGGATCAAATGACCCATACACTTCTTTTCGAATATGATAGTTAATAAGATTACCTGCAACCCATTGGTAGTTGGGAGTTTCTTCACTAATCAAATCTGCTGCAGATTTAATCAACGTTTCTTGAATCTCTGCACTTGTTATACCATCATAAAATTGAATATGTGATTTAATCTCTACTTCGCTGGGTGACACTCCAGCAATACCATCACACGCAAAGAAAACAACCTTATGCATCTTTTCCAGGTCTAGTTCTGCTTTTGTGCCATCTCTTTTTGCTACATTAATCATTTGTTCTTTTCTCCGAAATTGCATTGTATTTACACATTTTAAATTTCTTTAATATCTATTGTTTATGTCTGCATCTTCCATACCTGCGACTCTTAATTTAATTATATTACTAAGTTGAAAATGCTTAATTTCAAATCCTTTAGTAATACCTTGAAATTTATTTCTCATTAATGCAACCTGATTGATCAGTTCCGATATTGCGACAACTTCCGCCTCGCCGTCTGAATATTTTTCAGCATCCCTACTTGATAATGATTTATTATAGTTTTCTAAGTATTTACGTAAATATTCGCTTCGCTTTTTTCTTAGTTGTATATTTAGATGTTCTAGAATTGCTTCTATTTCTTGTAACTGTCCAAATCTATGTTCAACATATCCAGGAAGTTGCGTGGATGCTTTTTCTATATTACCAGTTACTTTGACTTCTTTTTTTGCTTCTGCAAGTTCGATTTCAAAGTAATCTAGAAAGGCTGGAATATTATTCCAATCAGCAACTATCTTACTATACCAATTCATCCTTCATACTCATTCCATTCATCATTCCATTCATCATCGCTATCATCATCTACAAAATATCTATCAAATGCAGTTTGCAGAATTTTGTCATTTTCAGTCATTTCAAATATTTCATTTTTTCTAATACCAAATTCATCACATACTTTTATTAGACGTTCTGCGGCTTCCATCTTTTCTTTTGCTGGAATAAAAGATTTAAGAACCTCCCATACGCCAATTATTATCTCGGTATCGCCAATTGCCATTAATTATACCTCATTAATTTCTAAGTTTTCATCAATAATTTCCCCATTGACATCTACTTCTAATGATTCAAGACCATGTGATTTATCATCAATATCAATATTATTCCAATCATTAATTACGATATCAAGTTTTTCATCTGTCCAGTTTTTTCGAAATTCAATAATTTCATCGCCAGCCTTAGTTACATAACGTAAGCGATTGCCCTGCTTTACTAGTAAACCTTTCGCTTCAAAAAATTCAATGAGACCTGAGTACGGAGACATGCCAGTTTCGTATGGAATTTCTACTTGTACACTCTCAAATGGTTTTGAGTAACGTGTCTTGACAACTTTACAAGCGGCACGAATACCATGTACTTGAGATGTTTTAACACCATTTGCATCTGTTTTCAACTTTAGTTTACGCATCGCAATAACGATACTTGATGCATAGATAAAGCCCTGTCCACCAGAAATCTTATCATCTGGATCAAACATGTCCTGTGAAGCATATGTGTGATTTGTAGCAATCATACCGATGTTAAAATCACCAAACATATTAACACAGTTACGAACTAGTGCCGCTAGTGCTTTAGGTTTACGACCCATATCACCTTTCATATCACCCTTTTCAAACTGTGATACATCAGTAGGCGTTAACATCATGCCTAGACTATCAAGTACAAAAAGTACTTTCGGACGCTCGGCATCTTCTACATCACTGTATTCTTTACGATAATCTGTCATAAAATCTGATATGATTTTGGCAACATCATCAATCATTGCAACATTTAGTTTTAGTAATTTATCATCACTAGTATCAACATTAAGAGCATGTAGCCAACTTTCATCTAGTGCATTTTCACTATCAATAAGAACTACAAAAATACCTTGATCTTGTGCATTTTTTACGATATTTCCACTAGCAATATATGACTTGCCTGCGCCAGACTCGCCCGCAAGAACAGTTACTTTGCCAAGTGGAATGCCTTTGTGGAAGTCATTAGAGATTAACTTGTTTAGACAGTAGTTACCTGTAGATATCCATGTGTCTGGATCACGAAATCCCATAGACATACCTGGGACTGATTTTGTAATTGATTTACGAAACTTAGACGCATCAAATGCTTTCGCCATAATAGACTCCTATATTAAATATATGTGTATTGGTGGGAGGGCAAATTGCCCTCCCGATTAATCTACTATTAATCAGTTTTACGATTACGGATCATTGCAAGAATATCCGATGCATCTGTTCCTGCTGAACTTGCTTCTGCTACAACTGGTGCTACTGGTTCAGGAGAAGACGTTGGCGCAGGAGAAACGGCAGGTTCGACTGCTGATGCTACTGGTGCTACAACTTGTTCTGGTGATTTTGTAGAAGATACTGATGAATTACCATTTGCGTCTGCACCTTCAGGAACATCCAAGCCATATGGTCGATAGTAGTTTCCCCACCGCATCGGATCATACAACTCTCCGTCAACCGATGCTTCGAACATTTCCATGATTACTCGAATTTCATCATCGGATGGACGTTTTGGCATATAATCGTTAAGATTATATAATCCGTGTGTTTCAATTGATTGACGTTCTGCTTCATTCAAAGAACGCTCTTTACGTGCCCAATTTGAAGTTGAGTAGTCAGCATATTGACCTTTTTGCGTTTTTACTAAGCGGAAATCTGTCCCTGCATCATAATCAGTTGGCAGATTTTCCATATCTGGATCCATTAATGCAGATTTCAATAGTTTAAAAATTTGTGGTCCAATAATGAAACGACGAATAGGATTTTCTGGAATCTCTTCATTCATTGGATCTGTAACTACAAATCCTTGAAAAATATATGAACGCTTTTTCCAGTACTTACGTCCCAATTCTTCCATAGATGGATCTTTGAACCAAGGACGAATTTCTGCATGTACTGGACAAGTATCTCCCCACATTTCAATGCAAGGCATTTGAATAGTAATAGGTTTTTGTTCGCCACCCACAATGCCAGCAAAAGGCATTTTGATTACTTGGCGCTCTCGCCAAAAGAATACGTTGGTGGGATCATCATCCGGCAAGAACCTAATTACCGAAGTACTATCATTGTCCATGTTCCAGAATGGATAGATTGCATCTGATCCACGTGATTGATTTGAATTTGTTTCTGCTTTATTTTCTTGTGCAAGCAGTTTTGCACGAATTTCTGCTAGTGTTGCCATTTTACTTTTCCTTTATATTAGCCTTATTAGCCATGTTAGATTTATATTAGCTTTAGTTGTGATATGCATCATTCTCTCTAGAGCATATATACATATTACAGTATTTATTTATCATTGTCAAGCAAAAAAGGGGACCTAAGTCCCCCTTTTTAAAATAAATTTTTATTATTTTTAGTCGAAATTATTAAATGATTTGAATGCTTCTGATAACATATCATCCATTTTATCTTCAATTGTAGTTTCTACTATATTATTAGCGGTATCAGAATTTGACATTTTAACAAGTCTAGCACCTAATTCTAGTGCTTCACGTTCTATTGTTTGTGGTGCAGTTTTTACTTGTTCTGCTATATTTCTTAAAAATATTGATAATTCTGCTGCGCGATCATTACTTCTATCATGTCTACGATTGTCATCGCACGATTCTACCTGTATTCTGTTAGCCAAATCAGAAAATGTCTGTGATAAACTAGGAGTGTCACTATTTTCATCTAGTTCTGTTTTTTTGATATTGTTCATATCTAAAGTACTAGGATTAAAGGTAATATTATTAACAACTGACCCATCTTCATTGTATGCTTGTAATATATTTTTTACACGATCAACTTGATTTACTTTTTGCTTTTTTGATTCTTCTTCGTTTACACGATGTACTAATGGTAGAATATCTTTTAGTGATTCTTCAAATGTTGATTTTGTAAACTTAGATACATATTCACCTAGTGCTTCCTCTGATAGTTCAGATTTCTTAACCCAGTGTGAACCGCTTTCATCATCACAATCATGCTTACAATCAGTAGTTGGTTTGTGTGGTTCGTCGCCGCAATCTTTACAAACCATCTTCTCATTACCAGCTTCATTCAATGCAAGTGATTCTACAAATGATACATAACCCTTAGGTCCTTGAATACGATTGATATTTTCTTTAACTGATTCTATTTGTCTTTTAACATTAAGAACTACATCACGATTTGCTTCATTAACAAGTCCCTGCTTATTTACAATATTAATAAATTCCTTCAATTTAACTAGAGTGGTAGTTTGTTCAATAATTGCTTCGCCAACCATATCACTTGGTACTCCGCCATTACTAACATGTCTAGCCATTGCCCTTGCACCAGATAAATGCTTATGTGGATATTTAAATCGCTCACCGTCTGAATTTTCTACAAATATAGCAGAAATATTACGTGATCTTGATCCACGTTGTTCTTCATTAACTGGCTTTTTATGTCGGATAATCAATCTGACATTTTCTAATGTCTGTCTACTTGTTTTTGTAGAGCCTTCCAATGGACTTAGTCCTTCTTCCAGTACATCATTCATTTCTTGCTCCTTATTTTTTTCTATATTAAATACATAATTTTTAGGTTCGATATGCTTGCCAAAGGTTCGAATATCGAAATCCATAAGATTACTTCTAGCTAAGTTTTTGACTAGTTTTATTAGTTTACTTACACTAGGGGTATCAATATCAACATCTTCTCCAATATGAAATTTTATTTCAGATGACTCATCATCTAAAAAAATCATAATGTTAGGATTTTGTATATAAAAATATCTAGCTTCTTCCGGTACAGCGACACTCTTACCATCCGTATTAGAAAATAATTTTGGTGATAGTCCATTACCTTGTAGTATTCTCATTATTTTTTCTGCGGTATCTTTAAAATTAATTGCCATAATATTGTTTCCTTTTTAGTATTTATCAAAATACCATAGGAAGTGGTTCATCATAGTCATCATCATTATCTAAACTTTCTCCCAACAATGATTCATACTGTTCATCAAATCGTGATATAACTTGTATTTGTCTCACACATAATAATGTGGCACTAACAAGATCATCAGTCTCACCTAACTTTGCTTCATAACTTTTACCCTTAGCGACAAATGTTTTGAACTCTCTTATTAGATTTTTACTTATCGGTGTCATCTTATCACTTTCAATCCAAGATTTCATTTTCATACATGCAGTAATTTTAGTCTTATATGTTGTAGTAAACCCTTTACGTATTGACCGGCTCGCTCCTCGCTTCTTAGGCTCATGTAAAAACTCACCTGGAAACTTATCTTCATCCATTTCTTCTATGAGTATCAGTGCTGCTTCACCAAGTGAGTTATTCTCAACACTCCAATATATTTCTGGTGATTTGTTTCCCAATTCTTTTAATTCTTCTTTAATAATATGCAGAATATCATATAACGTCTTAACTTGTCCTCGCATATCAGTTTTATTATGTTGCCACTCTGCTACTTGATTCATCTCAGGTAAACTCCAAACTTGAATAGCAGCATTATCACCGCCAGTTCCCATCGCAGGATCAAGTCCAACAACGTAAGTATTATTTTTCTTTATAGAATCATACCAGCGTATCTGTCCTGTCTTACGTAATGGCTCAATACCTCTAAACTGTGATAATTTTACACTGTCAACTAATGTTTCATCAAATGCAACAAATTCACATTCGTGTTCACGTAAAAAACGTTCTACTCCAACACGTCCTTTTTCTTCACTTGCCCATTGCTCATCTCTGTCAGGATGTTCTGACCAAACTGCTTTATATGCTCTAAAACCATTAACACCAACTTGTGTTTCATTTCCAAATTCATCAACTGTCTTAATACCACCTTGCCAAATAAGAGCAAATTGATCATCGTCCAGATTTGGTGTTGATGTGATAATCGCTTTACCGCCAGTTGCTAGAGTAGGAGATATAGATGTCCAAAATTCTTTAGCAATTGTAGGTCTAACAAATGCAAATTCGTCTGCATACAATAATGAAATACTCAAACCACGCCCTGTATTCTCTGTTGTTGCCTGCGCAATGATACGTGAACCGTTGTCAAACTCAATAGACCCTTTATTATATGATATAACACCACATCTTATATGATCTGGACATAGTTCATATGCATATCTAATTCTGTGCATAATTTCTTGTGCACCACTATACTTGTGTGCTGCAATCAAAATTGTTTGATCTGGAACAAACATACCATACCATAACAAATAGCCTGCCGCAGTAGTTGACTT